CCGACGCCGCAGGCGCAGGCCTCGCTGTCCGCGCCCAGCCCGACCTACTCGATGCAGGCGCAGGGCAACCTGGCGCGCATCGGCGGCGCAATCCCGGAGCAGTTCGGCCGCCTGTCGTGCTACCCGGATCTGGCGGCGCAGCCGTATGCCGAGTTTGCCGGAAACGAGCAGTACATCTTCCAGTTCATGGCGCTGGGCATGGGCGCCTATGACGTCGAGCAGATCTATATCGAGGACACGCCGATCAGCAGCTTCGCCGAGGTCGAGGTGGAGATCGTCGGCCCCGGCGAGGCGCTGACGCTGTTCCCCGCCTCGGTCACCACCAGCGCCGAGGTGTCCGGCCAAACCACCGAATACGACACCTGGCTGGGGCCGTATGTGGCCAACGCCGCCGGCAGCAGCGCCGACAAGATCGCCATCGACGTGGTCTGCCCGCGCGGCCTGTACTACTACAACGACAGCGGCGGCCTGTCGCCGGCGACGATCACCTTCACCGTCGAGGCGCGGCCCATTGACGACGACGGCGTGGCCACCGGCAGCTACGTCACGCTGGGCAGCGAGACGCTGACCGCCGCCACCAACACGCCGCAGCGCTACAGCTTCCGCTACGCCGGCCTGTCGGGCCGCTACGAGGTACGCCTCAAGCGGACCAGCACCGCCGGCGGCACCACGCGCTATGGCGACGAGCTGACCTGGGTGGGCCTGCGCGCCTACCTGCCCGAGGCGACCACCTGGGATGACCAGACCCACATCGCCGTCCGCATGCGCGCCAGTAACAGCCTGTCGGCCCAGGCCTCGCGCAAGATCCGCGTGCTGGCGACGCGCAAGCTGCCGGTGTGGGATGCCGCCAGCGGCAGCTGGACAGCGCCGCAGATTACCCGCAGCCCGGCCTGGGCGATGGCCAGCGTGCTGAAAACCGCCGGCGTGCCGGATGCCCGCATCGACATCGACCAGCTGGTGACCCTGGCCGCCACCTGTGCCAGCCGTGGCGACACCTTTGACGGCCGCTTCGACCAGGCCGTGGTGGCCTGGGAGGCGCTGCAGAAGATCGGCCAGGCGGTGCGCACCAAACCCTACCAGCAGGGCGGCATCGTGCATTTCGTGCGCGACCAGGCGGCGACGGTGCCGGTGGCGATGTACACCGCCCACAACATCCGCCCCGGCAGCCTGAACATCGACTACCTGATGCCGACAGCCGAAACCGCCGACAGCATCAAGGTGCGCTATTTCGACGGCACGGTATGGGCGTGGCGCAGTGTCGATGCCACGCTGCCCAGCGGCACCACCGATCAGCCGCTGACGGTGGACCTGTTCGGCGTTACCAGCCGCGAGCAGGCCTACCGCGAAGGCCTCTACATGGCTGCGGTGAATCGCTACCGGCGCAAGCTGATCAAGTTCAGCACGGAAATGGAGGGCTTCATTCCGACGCTGGGCGACCTGATCGTCGTCGCCCACGACATGCCGGCCTGGGGCACCAGCGGCGAAGTTTTGGACTACGACGCCGGCACCAAGACGCTGACGCTGTCCGAGCCGGTGAGCTTTGGCGCGGGCACGCACTACATCGGCCTGCGCAGCCGCGACGGCAGCGTCGCCGGGCCTTACGTGGTCACGGTCGGCGCCACGGCCTACGAGGTGATCCACACCGCCGCCAGCCTGGACATCGCCATCGATACCGACGGCAGCCGTGAAAACACGCACTTTGCCTTCGGTGCCGGCGAGCTGTGGCGCCAGCCGGCCCGCGTGCTGGCCGTGCGCCCGCGCGGGCTGGAGGAAGTCGAAATCGAGGCGATCAACGAGGACGACAGCGTGCACACCGCCGACGAGGAAGTCACGGCGCCCGCCGCGCAGTACTCGGCGCTGCCCAATCTGTTCACGCGCCCGGTGGTGTCCGGCCTGACCGCCCGCTCGATGGTGGATGACCCGACCGTGGCGCTGGTCAGCTGGGCCAGCGCGCCGGGGGCACGCTACTACCTGGTCGATGTTTCGAACGGCGACGACACCTGGTCGCGCGTGATTGAAACCTCGGCCAACAACGCCAGCGTGCCCGCCACCTACGGCGCCGCGACCCTGATCCGCGTGGCGGCCGTCGGCCTGACGGTCGGCCCTTCCGTGCAGATCGCCTATGCCACGGTTTCCGACTACATGTGGAGCCCGACCGATACCGACCTGATGTGGTCGGCCACCGATACCGACCTGATGTGGAGCTAAACCATGCCAACCGCACTCCCCGCAACCTCTAGTTTTACCGGCGCCGGCGTTACCGAGGGCGATTTCAAATCCGCCATGTCGGCGCTGCGCGACTTTTTGTCGGGCCTGCTCGGCACGGATGGCTCAACCGCCACCGCGCTGGCCACCCTGGGCGCACCGCTGTCGGCCTACGTGGCCAAGTCGGGCGCCTACACCCTGCTGGCCACCGACAAGGGCAAGGTGATCGACTGCACCGGCACCTGGACGCTGACCGGCCTGGCCGCCGCCACCGCCGGTGACGGCTATACCGTCACCGTGCGCAATGGCGGCAGCGGCGTGATCACCTTTGACCCGAATCTTTCCGAAACGGTCGATGGCGCCAGCACGCTGACCATCAACGCCGGCGAGACGGTGGTGCTGTATTGCAACGCCTCGCTGTGGGTCAGCCTGTTCCGCGCGTCCGGCGTGCCCAGCGGCGCCATGATGGGTTTCGCCGGCGGCACCACCCCCAGCGGCTGGCTGCTGTGCGATGGCAGCGCCATCAGCCGCACCACCTACGCCAGCCTGTTCACCGCCATCGGCACCACCCACGGCGTCGGCGACGGCTCCACCACCTTCAATCTGCCCGACTCGCGCGGCCGGGTGGTCGTCGGCAAGGACAACATGGGCGGCAGCGCGGCAGGGCGCGTCACGACGGCCGGCAGCAGCATCGACGGCACGACGCTGGGGGCCACCGGCGGTGCGCAGAACGTGACACTGACGGCGGCTCAGTCCGGGCTTGTTGACCACTCTCATGGCGGCGTGGTGACGGGCGGAAGCACAGGTCCGGTCAATACCGCAGAAGCCGGCACGGCAGTCTATTCGCTGTCATCCGGCAGCACCGGAAGCTCCGGCAGCAGCGCCGCTTCCAGCGCGCACACCAACATGCCGCCCGCCCTGGTGGCCAACGTGATCATCAAGGCCTGACCATGAAGCGCGCCACCTTGTTTGTCGTGATGGCGATCCTGCTGGGCGGCTGCGCGGGATCGCAGGCCCTCAAGGGCAGCGGCGCCATCGCCCCGCAGCCAACTGGCCACGCCGTGGCCTGTGCCAAGGACCCGGCCTTGCCCAACTGCCCCAAGCCGGTGGCCGCGCCATGATCGACCTGTATGACCTCAAGCTGGTCAACACGAAGGTGAATCTGCTGCCCTACAAGACCGAGATCGCCGACGACTGGACGCCGATCGACGCCGCCGGGGGCGACTGCGACAGCTATGCCACCGCCAAGCTGCAGCGTCTGGTGCAGCAGGGCTGGCCCGAGCGCAGCCTGCGCCTGGCCTGCTGCTTTGTCGAGCCCTCGGCCGCCGCCGACAAGCGCGACCGCTATCACGCCGTGCTGCTGGCCGACTGGGACGGCCAGACCTGGGTGCTGGATAACCGCTACCCGCTGCCTATGGAATACCAGATGCTGCCCTACGAGTGGCACAAGTTCTGGAATCACGACCTCAATGCCTGGGAATACGCCGAAGGCGCCGACAGGAGCTACGCATGAACGACCCGACGACGCACGCCGCGAACGCCTCCGCGCTCGCGCAAACCGCCGCCAAAAGCGGCACCAGCGGCGCCGCGCTGGCCAGCATGGTGCCGGTGGATCTGCTGACCATGGCGGTCGGCCTGATCGCCGCGCTGGTGGCCCTGCTGCACCTGCCGCCCGACCCGGACAGCGCCCGCACGCCAATGCGCATCTTCGCCCTGGTGGCCGCCAGCGGATTCCTAGCCGGCGTCTTTGTGCCGGTGGCCGTGGCCGGCGGCACCGCCTACCTGCCCTGGCTGGCCACCGTGCCCGACCGTCACCTGCAACTGGCCGCCGCCGCCGTGATCGGCGCCGCGCCGCACCTGCTGCCCTACCTCTGGCGCATCTACCGCCAAGTGAAACGAGGGGAGGCCTGATCATGATCGAGCTGCTCTCCCCCCTCGCAGCCGTGACCCTGGCCGCTGTCATCTTCACCCGCGCCGTCTGCGTCTGCTACAGCGCGCACCCATCGAAGCACCGCCACCCGCTGCTGTTCATCGGCTTCGGCTACAGCTACGTGATCCTGGGCGCCGGCGCCGTGCTCGCCGCGATCGACATCCTCGGCGCCGAGGTCGGTCACTGGCCCGAATGGCTGATCCTGATCGGCAGCGCCGGCCTGATCGCCTTCGACCGCCGCCGCCAGCAGTGCTGGGCGGTGACGCATTGCCCGGCGGAAGATCGGGAGCAGTCATGGTGACCGACCCCGCCTGGATCGCCGAGGCCCGCAAGCTGATCGGTCTGCGCGAAATCAAGGGTAGCCAGCACAGCCCCGAGATCCTGCAGATGTGGCGCGACATCAAGCGAGCTGGCATCAAGGACGACGAAACCGCGTGGTGTGCCGCTTTCACCGGCGCCATGCTTGAGCGCGCCGGCATCCGCAGCAGCCGCTTCGAGTCCGCCGCGTCCTACCTCACCTGGGGCGTGCGCCTCGACGGCCCGGCGCACGGCTGCATTGTCGTCTTCAGCCGCCCTGGCGGCGGCGGCCATGTCGGCTTCATCGTCGGCCTCGACCCGGCTGGCCGGCTGCTGGTGCTGGGCGGCAACCAGGGCAACGCCGTGTGCGTCAAGGCCTTTGACCGCACCCGCGTCACCGGCTATCGCTGGCCTGTCGACGTGCCGATCAATTCCGCCCCGCTGCTGATCGGCGCCGCGGCCATGAGCGCGAGCGAAGCATGATCAATCCCTGGCTGATCCTTGCCGCCGCCATCGCCCTGATCGGCGCCTACGCCTACGGCCGCCACGACGGCAGCGAGCTGGCCAGCGCCCAGCGCCAGCGCGACGAGCAGGTCGCCCGCCAGGTCTTCGACCGCGCCCAGGCCGCCGCCGCCGCCGAGATCGCCAAGATCAAGGTGCGCCACACCACCGTCAACGCCGAGGTCCGCCGTGAAATCCACAAAGAGCCCGTTTATCGTGATTGCGTCAATACTGATGTCGGCCTGCGCGGCATCAATGCCGCCCTCGTCGGCACCCAGCCCGCTGACAGTGGCAAGCTGCCCGCCGCTGTCGCCCCTGACTGATCCCAGCTTCGGCGCCACCGTCGAAAAGCTGGTCGAAGTCGCCGGCCAATACCACCAGTGCCGCGCCGCCGCCCTGGCCGCGCCCGCGCCATGAGATCCGGCATCCTGCGCACGCGCATCGCCAGCCTGCGGCTCAATCGCTGGGCGCCATGGCCGAGCCAGATCAAGCAGAGGCAAAGGTATACAATGCGCGCACTCAGACCTGTTGCTCGCAAATTGCTCTACAAGGTATCGTAACTATATGATTCTATTAACAGTCAGACGGGACTTAAAATCCCTCGGCGCAAGCCATGCGGGTTCGATTCCCGCTCCGGGCACCACGTCAAAACAATCACTTAGCTGTTTCATGGCGCTGCGTCTCTCGTGTCACTGACGCCCCGGAAGCCCCTTTTGCGCCCTGCTTTGCGCGCAAATTGCGCGCATGCACTTGGGATGCCACGTGCTGCAATCGTGCCATCTCGACATGGGTATACCTCATCGTGGTCGTCGGGCTAGTGTGGCCCAGCCACACCTGTATGTCGCGCAGACTGCCGCCGGCCTCGGCCAGCAGGCTGCCCACCGTGTGCCGCAGATCGTGCAGCCGGATCGCGGGCAGGCCAGCACGGCGTTTGGCGCGGTCGAACGCGCTACGCAACCCGTCGTAGCCGATGCCTAGCGGCACGTGGCGGGTGTAGCGATTTCCCGGCGGCAAAATGGGGACGCCGCGCGGGCGACCGGTCTTGGTGCGAGCGTCGAGGTAGATCGCGCCATCACGGATCTGCTCTGCGCGCAATGCGAGCAATTCGCCCACGCGCAGGCCGGTTGTCAGTAGCAGAGTAATGGCGCCGCGGATGTGGCCCGGCGGACAAGCGCGACGCAGGCGCATGGCTTCGGCACGCGTGAGCCAGACCTGGCGCTGATTTTCGCCGGGCAGCAGCGGGATGCGCACGGCAATGTCCTGGCCGATCCATTGCCAGCGCCGATAGGCCAGCGCCAACACCCGCCGCAGCGCCGCGAGCCGGCGATTGATGGTAGCTATAGCCAACTCCCTGCCCAGCCAGTCGCGCACCGCGCGCTCGGCGATGTCGGGGGCGCGCTCGATGGCGTGGCCAGCGATGTAGCCGGCCCACGTGCCGAGCTTGTCGGCGACGCTGCTGGCTGATTTTAGGCTCAGGTACTCGGGGGATTCCAGGTAGCGAACCACCGCCTCATCAAGGGTGCGCCGCGGCTGTATGCCGGTGTCGCTGGCGATCAGCTCGCGCCGGGCTGATGCTTCGGCCGCGAGCGCCGCTTCGCGCGTGCGAGCGCTTCCTGTAGCGATATGGCCGCAGACCATGACGCGCCACCGCCATGCGTTACGATTTTTCCAGGCCGACATTCGAGGGCGATTACGGGGATTTGAGACGCCACAAGGTACGCCCGCAGGCTGGCGGCGTCAACTCGATGGCAACGCGGGGTGATAGCGATCCCGCGCAGCTTACCGCCGCGCACCAGCCGACGCACGGTGGCAGCGCTGACAGTCAGCAGCCGCGCCGCGGCGTCGTAGGTGAGCAGGTCAGGTGCCATGTGTGTCAGTGTAATTTGCGTTAAGCGCTACCATAACGAGGATGTCCTCGATATGGTCGCCGTATCGCCAGCACCGACTTTCCGCCGCGCCTTGCGGTGCTTTGCCAGCCACCGCACGACATCCTCGCACAGATCGCAGTCGCCGGCATCGCCGGCCGGGATGTTCGCGGCGCCGGCCCGTGCGGCGTCGATCGCGCGCTGGGTGATGGCGTCCGCGGTGTCGTTGGCGCGGTCTATTTCATCGGCCATGCGGCCTCCTTATCCAGTGATGCCGCACGCCGCGCATCCAGCCGGCGGCGTAAACAAAACTCAGGGCGAAGATGCCCCACTGTTCGGCGATCCACGTGGCATACATCCAGAACGGTTGCGCTACCAAGCCGATCAGGCAGGCCCAGCGCCGCCAGTGTTCGCGCGGGTCGTTCGCCAGCCAGATGCTGGCCATGCCGCATAGGGCGATGATGGTTTGCTCGATCATGCGGTAACCCGGTCGAGCGGGCTGACGACGCCTCGCCCGCCTTTGTTCAAAACGTGTGTGTAAATCATAGTGGTCTTGACATCGCTGTGACCGAGCAGCTCCTGCACGGTGCGGATGTCGTAGCCGGCTCCTAGCAGGTGGGTGGCGAAACAGTGCCGCAGCGTATGAGGATGTACTAGCTTGCTGATGCCTGCGGCCTGGCTGGCAGTGCGCACGGCGCGCTGGATATTGCGCTCGCACCAGTGATGCCGCCTCACCACGCCGCTGCGCGGGTCGGTGCTGTAGGTGGGCGCGGCGAAGATGTACTGCCATGCCCATTCGGCGCCGGCCTTGGGGTATTTGCACTCGATGGCGTTGGGCAGTTCGACATCGGCATGGCCGGTGGCCAGATCGGTATCGTGCCAGCGTCGGCGCACGGCGATGTGCTCGGTGAGCGCCGGCACCAGCGCGGCCGGCAGCATGGTGACGCGATCTTTCCCGCCTTTACCTTCGCGGACGATGATCTCGCCGCGGACGAGGTCGACATCCTTGATGCGCAGCCGCAGGCAT